GTACGCACTTGGCTGTCGTGCGTCAGTGCATAGGTGATTTTGTGAAGGTTATCCTTACGGCAATTGGCAATATGTTCATGCAACCTAGCTACGCGAATGCGTGCCTTGTTTCGGTTGGCAGAACCTTTCTTTTTGCGGCTCAACCGCTTTTGAAGTAGTTTCAAACGATCAAGGCTTCGTCGCAGGTTTTTCGGGTTGTCAAACGTTCTCCCGTCAGAACATACGGCAAGCGATTTGATACCCAAATCTATACCCAAACACGTATCGCCCTGTATTGGTGTTGTCGGAAGTTCTTCAATGTCCGTGTCAACCAATACGGAAGCGAAGTATTTTCTCGATGGTGTCATGCTGATGGTGACGGTTTTGACCGTTCCCTTGAATTTGCGGTGAAACACAGCAGGAATATCCTTTACTTTCGGTATGGTGATTGTTCCCTTGTCGAAATCCACGACACAATGCTGGGGGCACTGAAAACTCTGCCTGTCCTTTTTGCTTTTTAACTTAGGAAAGCCGACTGCATGAGTATCACGGAAAAAGTTCTTAAAGGCGGTGTCAAGATTGCGGATGGAATTAAGAAGGGCTTGTGAATTTACTTCGTTAAGCCATTGTTTATCTTTCTTCAATTCGTTAACCATAATATCCTGAACAGTCTTGTATGATACGGACTTTTTCTCATGTTCATATACTTCAATCTTTAGCTTGAGTGCCCAATTATAGACAAAGCGGCAGCAGCCGAAGGTCTTGGCAAGCAAAACCTTCTGTTCTTCTGTCGGATAGATTCTATATTTGTAGGCTCTCAGCATAGATTATTTGTTATTAATTGTATTGCAAATATATAATATTATTCTTATATTTGCAAGTGAAAAAAACTTTTTTTTATGACTTTAGCAAAAAGATACACATCAAATGCACATTGTGTTTCCAATTTGGGTTATCACATTGTATTCTGTCCTAAATACAGGCGGAAAGTACTGTTAAACGGGGTGGATGAACGATTGAAAATTCTGTTGCAGCAGAAAGCAGACGAACTTGGAATCACCCTGGAAAACATGGAGGTCATGCCTGACCATGTTCACCTTTTTATACGAAGCAAATCTACATACGCCATTCATTTTGTAATAAATCAGTTGAAGGGTTATTCTTCGGTTCGTTTGAGAAAGGAGTTTCCATGGCTGCGTAGCCGATTACCATCACTTTGGACACGATCCTATTTTGTAGAATCTGTTGGTCATATATCCGAGGAAACGGTAAGAAAATATATAGAAAACCAAAAGAATGTATGAACAAAAGCGGGAATTCCCGCTTAATTCTTAAGCACAAGACCAGTCAGGTGTCCAGGCGTGTTACTGCCGACAAAAAGATAGGAACAGGATACGCTATGGTGACTGTAAACTCGTGGGGTATGACTGCTGGTGATTGGGAAGTTTATCCTTTCCTTAGTACAGCTATATTGAAGCAGGATGACTCCGATATTGCTCATATAGCATACACTGTTCCAATGGTAAGTAAAAGAGATATAGAGATAGTTGGTTCTTACGTAAGCATAACAATACTTGGTGGAGTGATGCCATCCGTTATGGGATATATTGAAGTTACCGTAAGAGTAAGAAACGGTTCGAGTAGCCTTATTTCTTTCCGTAATAATAGTTGTATGTCTAGGTTTGCAAGTAAGAAATTTGAAGATCCTATGGTTATAGGTGAATCAAGAGAAACAATAGAAGATTTCCAAGTATCCGCCAATTCCAGCATTGACAAGAAGGTGAGAATATTAATATCATCGGAACTGATTAATGCAGGAACTGCAAGGGTATGGGTAAGCCTTAACAGTGCTGCATATAAGGGAAGTACATTGCTTCTTTCTATGGGTCCTGGGTTATAAGCACAATCATCCCCCTTGCCGTTTACCAGCAAGGGGGAGTGTTTACTTCGTTTTCATTAATTTTTCCTCAAACTCCGCAATGATACAGTCTGCATCACCGCCATGCACCCAATTATCTAATACGGAAGAGAGAACTTCGATTGCTTTTTCAACCGAAACATTGTCTGTTACTTTTCCACGACATTTAAATTCGGTATTTATCACTTCTGATTCAGAAGCTAAATTAATCCAACATAGACACGCGATCCCAAATTCATCTTGACATAAATCACGTAACGAACATTTTGAACAATCTTTATGTTTCGTTTCCTTCAATTCATGTAGCACTCCGTCTATTATTATTCCGTTTTTTACTTTCATATTCAATCTCCTTTCGTTCCAAAATAAATTGCTCCAAGTATAACAAACGAGCATCCGCAAAGGAATGCAAAAATATGACTAACTATTGGGTTCATTGTTTCAATCCTGTTAAAATATGACTAATTACATCTACTGTCCATCCGTTACCTAACAGCCCCATGCCTATATGTGGCTGTACTGACTTTGTGTATCCTTCTGGAACTGTCTGCAATCTTTCCGCTTCTGTAATATTTGGTGTCCTGAAACCTTTTTCCGCATCACAGTCTGGATAACTGAATATCAGCGGTGTAAGGCATTTCTTGTATCTTCTCAACAGTGATTCGGGGTTCTTGGCAAACCTGTTCCATGATTCAAGCATACACCATGACTTGTCTTTCTCCACATACCCGTCCGTGATTATGTCCTTGAACAATATTCCCTTGTCCTTCCATGCAGGTATTTCCCAGTTGCACCAGTAGTATCTTGCTCTCATTTGCGCGGAGAAATCGGAACTGTTGATATACACATAGTCTACTCCAAGATGTGACGAAATCAAATCAGCCCAATCGGATTTCATCTTCACGTTTTCGAGCATGAACTTTATGTTAGGGTTAAACTGTCTGATGTGGTTGAGTATATTGACGTATTCAAAGAACAATCCCGAACGCTCTCCATCGAAGTTCAGTTTCTCTTTCCCTAACTGTGAGAAATCCTGGCATGGTGTTCCGCCAATCAATAAATCAATATCTTTCCACTGTATATCCCATTTGTCCCAGTTTCTAATATCCCCTAATTCAATTATATCGGGATAATTATCCAGTGCAACCTTGATAGACGGTTCGTTTATTTCGCTTGCGTAATACTTGTCTACCTTTATGTCTGCTCTCTCTAGTGCGATACGTCCGCAAGCTATCCCGTCACATAAACTTAGTACATTCATTGCTATATTTTTTTTAAATTTTCAGCAAATATACGACATAAAACCGTATGTAACCAATACGTTTAACTAGGTAATTATATACAGTTAATTATACACATACATATTGACGTTTCACCGTCCCGACTACTGCCGACCACTCCACGTCCTCAACCCCTTCTACCAAGGGTGATATTAGTCCGAACCGTTTGATGTTCACCGAAGCGAGAATGTCACGATCATTGTGCCTTCCGCATTTCGGGCAAACCCATTCACGGTCACTGAGTTTCAATTCACTATTAACGTATCCGCATATACACGTCTTGGAACTTGCTTCAAAACGTCCGATACGTATAAGGTTGCGTCCATACCATTCGCACTTGTATTCAAGCTGTCGGAAAAACTCGCTCCATGAAACGGATGATATGGATTTTGCAAGACGGTGGTTTTTCAACATACCCTTTACATTCAAATCCTCAATGATTATCGTTTGGTTTTCACGGACAATCTTTGATGTGACTTGATGCAGGAAATTGTTGCGTTGGTTAGAAACCTTCTCATACTGTCTTGCCAGGATTTTTCTTGCCCGTTCTCTTCGGTTGGAACCTTTCTTTGTCTTTGAGAATCTTCTTTGCAACACCTTTAGTCTTGCTTCCGATTTCTCAAGATATTTGGGATTGGCATACACGTCACCGTTTGAACATACTGCAAAATCCTTTATACCTACATCTATACCGATAGACGTATCATATCTGACAGCAGGCTTTACAGGTATTTCCTTTCCATCGTCAACAAGGACAGAAATGAAATATTTACCTGTTGGTGTCTTGCTTACCGTAACAGAGCATACTTTACCGTCAAACTTCCTGTTCGGAAAGAATTTAACCCATCCAATCTTTGGAAGTCTTACCTTGTTGTTGTCAAGGTTAACAGACACCGCATTTATAGCCTTGTATGACTGTCTGCTGTAATGCTTCGCCTTGAAATTTGGGAAGCCTGCCTTTTCACGGAAGAACTTCACGAACGCACTGTCCATATTTCTTATGGATTGTTGCAGGCACTCGTTTGATACTTCCGAAAGCCATTCCTTCCCATCTTCCTTTTTAAGTTCTGTAAGCATCTTAGCCAGTTCAACCCATCCTATCTTCGTCTTGTCACGCTGATACGCTTCTATACGTTTACCGAGCATATAGTTATATACAAACCTACAACACCCGAAAGATTTGTTGAAGAAAACAATCTGCTCAGGAGTAGGATTAAGTCTATATTTATATGCTCGTTTCATATTGCAAATATAAGCATAAATTAAATTATGACATAAACAATTTAGTTAAATAGTGTTTAATTTGTTGTAAATTAACTATTTTTTAATTATCTTTGCGATAATAGATAAAATTCATAATATGCAGTTTTCCATCGTACCAAAAATAGATGCCGAGATTATGTTTTCGGAAGATGATCTGTCCGTTTTCAGACGATCGACAGACGGTCTGTATTATATGATCCATACCGAGAAGGTTATGGAAGTGATGCCTATGACGTTACCTGAGGACGGAACGGAACACCCTTTCCCTTACGACACATACGACACGGGCACAAGAGAGTTTGAGAAGCTGCTTTTATCTGAGGAATGGGCTAAAATGGGAGAAATATGAGAAAGATAGGGCTTTTTAACATAGGAAAACTTGGACTTGTCAAGTCGGCAGGTACAGGAAAAACCGATATAAACAAGGTGATAGAAAAATGGATACCAAAGCACATGGTGTTCTGGTATGATATGTCAAAGCCTGTGGATGTTTATACACAGAATTTTAACGACTGGAGACCGCGTCCCTCTGTAAATGCTGATATAATTATAACAAGCACCTCATTTGTCATAACTAGATTTGCTACACTGAACGATACAGTAAAGTGCTACATTCCTGACCAAACAAAAAATTTCCCAGGAATGAAAGTGGAAGTGAAAGGTATAGTTGACGGGCAGGAATTATACTGGGGATATAGTGCTAATGTAAAATTAGTTAATATCACACAAGACGGAACATATGATATTCCGCCATTAGGAACCGTAAACGGTAATCTGTCATTCAGAAACGGCAATATTGTCGGTGCTTGTAACATTACCATCACCCAGCTACCGTCAGGACAATCCGTTCCCACAAACGAGATACTAAAAGCCAATCCATACCTGCAAGACCATAGCGGAAACAACAGACCTCTGAAACTTAACAATTTCATGTTCGCGGCAATGAGCGGTGTGGGTGGGTATGATATTGCTAGCACTAATATTCTACCCGATAGAGCAAATGTTACTGTTACAGATAACAGAATTATTCATATTACTAAAAAACTATCCACTGCGGATAACATGGTAAACATAGTTCCGGCAAACTCTAACCCAACGCATAAGTTTAAGGTTACAGGTCTTTCTGATGGCAGACAAGTTAGTTTGGTAAACAGAAATGGCGGATTTTATACTTTTGACAACGGGGAACATGAGGTGACATTAACCTATCCCGAAGGAACCACTTCATTATACAATGCCATAGGAGTTACAGGAAGTGCAGGAGATATGGATGTAACAATAGAGTTTATACCTAGATATCCCAACGCCCTAGTAACTGATGGAGTGGATGATTACGGTGTTGTGGAGAACTTGCAGCAAGGGGTGAAGGTGTTGTTCATGACAGCAACCCCATTAGCGTTATATAAGACATGGTATGCCCAAAATAGCTTTTCTATATACGGACAACCTAATACAATTGCATATAATTATAGAAATGCGGATGGCGTTACCTATTTGGATGGAACGTTAAATGAAACAATTCAAACAAACAACCTGCTAAACAAAAAGAAAACCGTAACAATTGTAAATCCTACCGATGGAAGCAATAACAACGTAATATTTTTTAATAGTTACGGTTCTTCTTATATGAACCTGGCTTTCTACAACTCCTTCGGGTTCGATTCCGTCCCCACCAAACAGGATGACGGATTCACCGAACAGGATTTGATTGATTACTATATACCAAAGGCTATCGTAACGATAACGGTGGTGGGCGTATCAGGCTCACCCATACAGGACGCAACGGTTACGGTGGGAGGTGTACAGTACAAAACGTTGTCTGACGGTACAGTGAAAGTACGGGGTATGGCAAATGGCACGATGTCGCTGTCTGTAAAGAAAGACGGGTATATGCCGTTTTCTGACAATTCATGGAATCTTGCTGATTCAAGAATTACACTGGAAGTGCTTTGGAATACCATAATCACCGAGAACGGATACAACGTATTGCTTGAAAACAATGGTTTAATATTAACGGAGTGAGCTACCGCTAAATCTTTAGTTTGGCGGCTTGGAGATGCCAATACATCCTCTCTTTTCCTGCTTCTTCCTGTCATTGCTTTTATGACAGTCCACAGGCTTAACTTTCCCACGCTCCGTGGGTAGGGCTTTTAAGCCAAATTCCTTTATATTGCAAGCTGCATTGAAGTCACGGTCATGGTGTGTGCCACATTCTGGGCAGATCCAACTGCGATCGCTAAGTTTCAATCCTTTATACACATAACCGCATTTTCCGCAAGTCTTTGAACTTGGGGCAAATCGGTTTATCTGAATGAGGTTCACACCATACCAACTGCACTTGTATTTAAGCAGCGTAAGAAACATCCCGAAAGATGTGTCACCTACTGCCTGTGCCAAGTGGTGGTTTTGCATCATTCCTTTCACGTTCAAATCCTCCATGCAGATGGTACGCACTTGGCTGTCGTGCGTCAGTGCATAGGTGATTTTGTGAAGGTTATCCTTACGGCAATTGGCAATATGTTCATGTAACCTAGCTACGCAAATGCGTGCCTTATTGCGGTTTGAAGAACCTTTTTTCTTGCGGCTCAACCGCTTTTGAAGTAGTTTCAAACGATCAAGGCTTCGTTGCAGGTTTTTCGGGTTGTCAAACATTCTCCCGTCAGAACATACGGCAAGTGATTTGATACCCAAATCTATGCCCAAACACGTATCGCCATGTATCGGTGTTGTCGGAAGTTCTTCAATGTCCGTATCAACCAATACGGAAGCGAAGTATTTTCTCGATGGTGTCATGCTGATGGTGACGGTTTTAACCGTTCCCTTGAATTTACGGTGAAACACAGCAGGAATATCCTTTACTTTCGGTATGGTGATTGTTCCTTTGCCGAAATCCACGACACAATGCTGGGGGCACTGAAAACTCTGCCTGTCCTTTTTGCTTTTTAATTTAGGAAAGCCTACTGCATGAGTATCACGGAAAAAGTTCTTAAAGGCGGTGTCAAGGTTTCTCAACGCACTTTGCAAAGATTGCGAATTTACCTCACCTAACCACTCATATTCCGTTTTCAATTCCCTCTTCATGCGATTGGTCAGTTCAACATTGCCAATAGATTTCTTTTCCTGCTTGTAGGCTTCAATCTTCATCTTGAGTGCCCAGTTATAGACAAAGCGGCAGCAGCCGAAGGTCTTGGCAAGCAAAACCTTCTGTTCTTCTGTCGGATAGATTCTATATTTATAAGCTCTCAACATGGCGATTTTATTTGATTTTCAATACTCAAAGATACGAAAAAAAAATGGAATGCGAAACTATTTTTATTGATTATCATCGGCACTGATATACAATCGGACACCAAAGATAAAATCAATTCATTTCAATTTGAGTGCCATCACTTCTAATGATGACACCAACAGCATTAAGAGGAACTTTTATCTTAATGCTTAATTCGCAAAAAAAACTTATAATATATATAAATTTAGGCATTTTATTATTACCTTAGCACCAAAATAATTATGACTTTTATAACTAAAAGTTATCAAAATTTATTTGGTGTAAGATCGTATATTAATACTATAAAAAAAATGGAAGATAATCTTAAAATTTCACAGATGCCTCCCGTTGAAACCGCTACGGGAGAAGAGATGATACCATGTGTGACGGGAAGCCCTAAAGAGAACAAATCCGTCACGGTGTCCAAGATAAGACAGGGCATGGTAAAGGACGAAAACTATGTGCATACCGACAATAACTTTACTACCCTGTTGAAAGATAAGCTTGACGGGATAGAGAAAGGCGCACAGAAGAATACCGTCATAGGCGTGAAAGGTAATGCCGAACAGTCTTACAGGACGGGCAATGTCAATATAACGAAAAACAATATAGGTCTGTCAAATGTGGACAATACGTCCGATGCCGAAAAGCCCGTATCCACCGCACAGAAAGCAGCCCTAGACAAGAAGGTAGACAAGGTGGACGGCAAGGCGTTATCCACAAACGACTTTACCAATGACTACAAAACGCTTCTCGAACAGATAAAGATGCAGCAGGGTAATATATATGGAGTGGAGATGAGAAGAGGACAGGCAGACCCAGCCTTTCAGACATGGATAGGAAAGGAAGAGTTCAAACAATCCCATCCTATCCTCAACTCGTTCCGTGTGGCAAAGGTAAAGGACGGTAAGGTAGTAGGATTCCTTGACCAGACCAATTTCTTCAAAATGGCTGACGGTAGCCCGTCAAATATTGTTATTGACGGAACTGATGTAACAGATGACGGAAGTGACATCATGCTTGTAAACACCAAGCCTTTCTGGGTAATCAACGGAGGAACGGATGATACATACGAAAGAAGGCTCGTCAGTGACGCTCCGTTTACATACGGTGGCGATACGGCCATAGAGATAAAGCCGTTCGGAATGAGTATCGGTTATTCCACGATAAAGGATGGGAAGCAGAGATCTATTTTTGACAACACGGTAAAAGGAACAACGGCAGCAGGAAATCTAGGCGTGAACATAATGGAAGGAAACGGGTGGCCTACGACAAATGTATCACGTTTTGATTTTGAGAAGTATGCTAGAAACAAAAATACGGATACGGCAAAGAACTATCCTTACGCCAATGCGTTCGCCCTTGACCTTGAAGTGTGGTGTACGCTTCTCTTTATCAAATTCAGGACAAAAGACCTACACGCACAGTCTGTTTGCGGAAAAGGAATATCATCCAACGATTCAGCCCCCGATGCGTCAAGCTGGGGGAAAATGACAGGCGTCAGATTCAAGAAGGCGGACGGTCAGACCTATGTGTATTACAAGATGAACGGGCAAGGATTTAAAGCATCAGAAACAGGAACTGCTTACAATTTTTCACAGCTTATAAACAACTACCGTCCTTGCATGAAGATGTTTGAAGCACAGCTTGCCATGTCATACGCAAAGGAACACAATGTCGCTCCCGACACCGAGTTTGAATATGAAAGCACAAAATACAAATACTACAACTTCCAAGGTCATAACGGATTGGCTGACGGGGAGATGTCGGGTATCGTAGCCAAGTTTGTCACTGCAACTGTTACTAGCGGATGGAGTATCCCGGATAATGCGGCAGTGACAAACCGTGAAATAGAAATATGCTTCACGCAACCTATCATTCGCGGACGTATTGCCGGGTGGGGAGATATATGGATGTGGTACAGTGGGATAGATTGTGTCATGCACGATTCTACGTCCATAGATATTTATCAGACCTATGACGTAAACAATCTGACTACAGACAATGTAGCCTCAGATAAGAATCCTGGGGAATCTTATGGATTTGAGAATACGTATGATTTTGTCGGTTCTATGGCTAGAGGTGAAGGATACATAACGAAGAACTTTGAGAACTCGCTCATTGGAGAGGTCAAGGGAAGCAATCTTCACACGGGGGAATGTCATTACAACTGGTTTACGGGAAATGCAGGTTCGGGTAAAATAGGAAGACGTGGTGTTTGCTTTGGTGGTAGGTCGGACCACGACGATTGTTCTCTGCGGAGTGGTGGTGCGACCGATGCCCCTGCTACTGGGCACACGGACATCGGTGGCGGCTTTCGTTGTACAATAACCCAACCCTAATTTTTCACTTCGTGAAAAATCCCCCTCCCAAAACTTGCAAAATATATTAATAATGTTTAAGTTTGCATAATTAAAAATCTAACCAAATGCGTCAGCAAAGTTAAATAAGTCTGTCAAAGGCGGTTAGTTGAAAAAAGGCGGTCTGTAGAATGGTGGTGTTTACTTTGGTGGTAAGTCGGACAACGACAATTGTTCTCTGCGGAATGGTAATGCGAACAATGCCCCTGAAACTGCGAACACGAACATCGGTGGCAGCTAACGTGCTAAAAAAAATTACTGCTATACAGAAGCCTCGTCAGGAAGATGGAAAATGTCAAGACAACCCATTGTTTGAGAATGGGAACTTATTAGTACATTTACAGTTGTAGGTATATGGAAAGTTAGTTATCTTTGGCTCAACGGACAAAGAAAAGCACGTAAGATGAAAAGATTGAATAATATTTTTGAAACGATAGGCAGTATGGATAATATTATCTCTGCTGCTGAAAAGGCAAAGAAAGGAAAGAGGAATCACAGGGGTGTGAGGGATTATGAGAAACATAAGGATGAATATCATCAGAATGTTTATCAGATGCTCAAAGACAAATCATACCATGTAAGCAAGTATGAGGTGATAGAGAAAGTGACTGATGCAGGAAAGGTAAGGGAGATACACAAACTCCCGTTTTACCCGGACAGGATTATCCAGCACAGCCTTTTGGTACCCATGATGGACAGATGGACAAAAAGCCTTACACTTGATTCATATAACTGTCTGCCCAAAAGGGGTATTACAAGTAAGGTTAAAAAGCATTCCCTTGTGAGAAAGATGAAACGGACATTGCTTGAAATGGACAAAAACGGAAAAATATACGTTTTGAAAATGGATATTAAGAAGTTTTATCCGTCCGTAAGACACAGCGTTTACAAGAAGGCATATAGCAAAGACTTGAAAGACAGGGATGCGTTATGGCTTATGAATACGCTTAATTACAGCAACAAAGGTCTGGCTATTGGCAATCCTGACGCTCAGATAGGAAGCCATTTGGTATTAAGGTCTTTGGATCATGTTATAAAGGAGCAGTTCAAAGTAAAGCATTATTTCAGATTTGCCGATGATATGGTGATATTATCCCACGACAAGAAACAGTTGCATGAATGGCTGTGGAGGATAAGAAATTACCTGTGGTATGAAAAGAAACTAGAGATGAAGAAAAATTACAGGATATTCCCCGTTTCAGAAGGAATAGATTTCGGTGGATTCGTCTTTACTCCCGGTCATACCAAAATAAGAAAGAGAATAAAGAAAAACTTTGCGTCAAAACGTAATAACCCAAAATCAATTACGAGTTATATGGGTATGTTGATGCACTGTGATTCTAAAAACTTAATTAATAAAGTTTTAGTTAATAATAATAGCCACATGACAAAGATTAGTGACTTAAATATAAGAGTGTCAAGAAAGTTTGACGGAAAGGATATAAAGATAGACAAACTTGTCGATGAGCATATAGACATTCTTGATTTTGATGTAAGACCATCTACAAAGAAGGACAATAGTACATGGGTAAGAATGCAGATACTGTTCAAAGGAGAAAAATGCTTTGTGAAAGGCGGATACGAAACATTAGGAGCATTCCTTTCCCAAGTAGACAAAAGCCTTTTACCATTGGAAGATGTTGTCATAAAATTCAATAGGGGTTATTATTTTGATGGAACATTAGATATTTAAACTATGGAAAGAGGTTTGATTTTTGACGAGAAGCCTGCCTTTATCTTTGATTTAGGCACTGGATATAGCAATGTTCATTTAAACATTGAACAAGTTGACGAACCCGAAACGGACGATATGGGAAATATTGTACAGGAAAAGTTCGTCAAAAAGTGGAAAGCCGATGTACAGCGTGTAAAGAACCCTGTATCATACGACAAAACGGTAGATGCCGCCATAAAGGATGAATTTCCAAACGGAGAGGAAGAAGCGGCTCTCAGAAAAGGTATTTTAAACAAACTTGACCCGGATTATGTAAAGCTGAACGAGTTTGCCGAAAGTGTGAAACAATCTTACTTGAAAGGATATGGAAAACAATGATAAACAACAGATAGGTGGGTATTTCTCCACCAAAAACGCTTCAAAGGATGAAGCGTTAAAAGGTATAGTAGCTGCAAGAATATCAGCATCGGAAGATGTAACCGACAAGGAATACACAGCATTGTCAAACCTTATAAGAGTAGCGACATCGGATGGATGCCGTATCTCATTGGTACAGGAAGCAAAAAGCAGGTCAAGCAGAATAGCACCAACAGGAATGCTTCTCCCGGCAGGAACGGTGGAATATTTTTCAGTCACACCAGGAAGCAAGGTGAGTGTTACGGGAACAGCAAACATATCATCTATTGAGTAGGATATGGGAATGAATTATAACACTATATTAGCTTCCTTGCTTGACGGAATATCTCTAGCATTGAAAAGCGGAAACTCGAATGTTGATGCGGAACAGTTCAACTTCCTTACTGACGCAATAAACAAATCCACTATCATACCGTCTTATTTTGATAGAGAAAATGCCATTAAGTATCTTGATGTGAGCGACACAGAGTTTGCAAGACTTACATACAAAGGCACTAAGTTTCATCCCGTACAACCGTTATTATCTCCCGTGAGAGTACAAGGAATGACAAAACCCGTTTATTTGAAAGAAACATTGGATGCTCTTAAAAACAACGGGCTTATACGTCCAAAGAAGTCAAGGGGTAAATACAAGACTAAAAACTAGACAACCTCATACGCATACATTGTAACACAATCATCTTTATTCTCCATATTAACCGCTTTGAAAATGTTTTCTTCATTATCCAAAGCGGTTATTTTATATGTTCCGTTCGTCAGATCAACAGTGTCACCTAATTTTATATAAGCGTACTTGTTTCCACTAGGTATTAAATACGTAATCTTTATTGGATTATTATTCCATTTTTTTAATTCTTTCATCTTCAATTCCTCTATTTTAAAATTATTTCGCTAATATACGAATAGGAAAAACAACTCACAAGCAAATAACTTATTTTAACAAATTTAAACTATCTGAAACACAATAAGTTATACTACGAAATTTTTATTTTTGTTTAGACCATCCATGTTGTAAATTTACATTCGTAAAGATGAGTGCACAGTCTTTACGGGAGTTATAATACACACACATTAAATTACAATATTATGGGTTCAGACAAAATTTTTATGTTCGACAATCCTGCCGCTGGAGAAAGCGCAGGTATTATGTCAATGATTCCTGCACTGTTGCAGAATAAAGGATTAGACCCCAATATGGTTGCCGCTCTTATGAGCAATAAAAACAATCAAGACGCTTGGGGTGGTGCTGGTTGTTGGTGGATCTGGATTATCCTGCTCTTCTTCCTGTGGGGTGGTAACGGATTCGGTAACGGGTTTGGCAATGGAGCAAACGGAATCCCTGCTCAATTGAACAATGAAGCAGGACGTGAATTGTTGATGAACGCTATTCAAGGAAACGGAACAGCTATCAATCAGTTGGCTAGTTCTTTGAACTGCTCTACTCAACAGTTGCAGAATGCTATCTGCCAAATTCAAGGACAGATTCAGCAAGTAGGTAACCAGGTAGGTCTTTCCTCTCAACAGATCATCAACTCAATTCAGTCCAATAGTGCAGCTATTGGTTCTCAGCTTGCTTCTTGCTGCTGCGATATTCGTACAGCTATTGAACGTCAAGGATGTGATAGCCGTTTGGCTACTGTAGAACAGACTAATACTTTGACTAGCAATGCAAACACTCAGTTCAACATCATATCTGCTAAGATTGATGCTCAAAGCGCAATCATCAATGACAAGTTCTGTCAGCTTGAAATGCGTGAAATGCAAAACAAGATTGATGCTCTCAGACAGGAAAATAGCAATTTAGCTTTAGCTGCTTCTCAGCAGGCACAGACTGCAAATATAGTTGGACAACTTAAAGCTCCGTGCCCGGTTCCATCCTATATAGTGCCTAACCCAAATTGTTGCTATGGAGGTTATCCGTTCATGGCTGGTTTTGGTGCAGGTTATGCTGCTGGTGACAACTGTGGTTGCAATTGCTAAAGTTTAGTTAAGAGTTCTTTGACTTATTGAATTGGGCTTCGTAATCGGATAGGTACATCCATTTATATCCTTTATGATACTTTCTTTTGCCTAAACATACAGCGGAAATATGACCTTGATTATATCCTTCTGTTTTTTTAGCAAAAGTGGGTGATTCATAAATCTTAATATCATTAGGATTACTTGGATTGATACGAACAACAGATTTACTGTTTGCTAGAATAATTTTTCTATTTCCAATTTTAGATAAAGAGTTTCTTTTTCTTGTTATTGGATTTAGAGCATTCATAGAGGAATTGCACCATCTTAAATTAGATACTTTGTTGTTTTTCCTGTTGGTATCTATATGGTCTATTATGGGATAATTATTAGGGTTAGATATATGTGCAGATGCAACTAATCTATGAACATAGCATTTTTTCTCTTTATTATCTTTATATAGGCGAGCTTGTAAGTATCCAAATTTCGTTTCCATTAAATGACATAGCTTTGGTGGCATAACGTATCCACCATTGCCATTATCTCTAAAACGTTCTTTAAACACAACTCTACCATATGAAGAAACCATATATGTTTCTTCATATCCGATTACGTCCTTCCAAATTTCTCCTTCCAAGGAGATGCTCTTAATAAATTCTTCGTTTGTCATTGCTAACTTATTTTAGTGATGCTAACATAAAAAAAGAGGGAAGGGCGTTAGCGAACCCTTTTCAATAGGTTAATTACTCCTATCTATCCCGATGCAAAAATAGTAAAATTTTAAAGAAAGGGAAAAGTTATGAGTTATTTTTTTAATCCTTATATGATGGGATATAACGCTAACCGTTTTAAAGGAGTACATAGACTTGACTTTGGAGGAATACCGTTTGTTCGGACATCTTCTGTAACAACAGACACGACAAATTCAGAGGTTATCTATGGTATTAGCCCGTGCCTGTTCAGACGATTGCCAAATCAAGGTATTTTGCTCTTGAGTGTAAATCATGTTCCTGCTGCCGGATCTGACGGGTATCTTGTTTCTGTGGCTACCACACTGACAAATACCACATCAACATCCACAAGCAAGGTTCCTTTGGTAAACGGTTCGGGAGATCAGATTCCGTCTAGTGAAATTTCACAAGGCAATAAATACTTTGTCTATTACGACAAATGTAATGGGATATTTCAAGTAGTTAATCATATCGTTGCACCTGCTACTGCCGCACAGGCTAGAAGCACTGTAAAATGATATTAAAAAGTTAGAATAAGTATGTTTCAATCAATACGACAAGGACAGCAGTTTTTCATATTGCATAAAGGGGAAAACCCAAGATGTGATGTGGGCACTGTGGTAAGTGTTTCAAATCCTGTTCCTAAATATCAGAACGGATATACAGCATATCCTCTTCCGCAAAATGAAATGGTTGTGGATGTGAAAGTTAAGGTTGGAGATGATACTCTTGATTTTCAAAAGTTGCCAGCCAATCTTAGTATAGCAGACTTTTCCCAAGTAGGCGGAAATGTGGTTGTATCGGAAAGCAAGGATGCCATCAATGCAGAGATAGAAGCAATGAAAATAAGTAGTGTAAGGGTTGTGGAATCTGTGGAATACCATCAGAAAGTAATCAAAAGCTGCGATGAGATGCTTACAGCATTGAATCCTGCATTTGCCGAAAAGGCACAGCAGGACAAGGAGATGAAGGAACTTAAAGGTGAATTGTCACAGATAAAGGATATACTTGCACAACTTGCTGCTTCTGGTATCAAATTGCCTGACGTGCAACATGTAAACAATAATAATAACAACAATAAAAAATAAACACTATGGGTTGGAAAGTATATGGAATGGGCCGTAGCTTTGAAGGTGAAGATATGGACCGGGAATTAGAAAAAGCGTATAAAGAAGGCTATCGTGACGCTATGGAAGAAATGGATGGACGTTACGGTGAGCGTGGAATGCGTAGAAGAATGGACGATGACGGACGTATTTGGGATGACGATGATGAGTACGGAGAAAGACGCGGAGTCAAAGGTACTGGTCCTTACGCTAGACGTAGACGCTAATTAAATTGGTTTAAGCCCGTAGTGGTTTGCTACGGGCTATCTTTTTAAAAACAAAAGCTATGGAAAGAACGAGATTAGATGTATATGAGAAACTTCCTTCGGGAATGGAAAAATATCTTGCAGAACATGGATGGAATTTCTCAAAGAAATTGTGTGAATATGCCGTTTCTAAAATGAAAGACAGGAACGGTAACAAAATACACCCGTATGATAAGGATCAAGTGGAAACATTAATGAAGCAATTCAATGTTGAGTTGAAGAATGATGTGGAATACAACAAGGTTTATGTATTGAATATGGTACGTGCCGACTATATGGGTTCATCCATAGTCAATGAGCAATATGCCTGTATGTTTGTAAAAGACTATCTTGACGATGTTGACGGAAGCCCTACCCGTGCTCTTGACGAGTATTATGCAAAGTGTATAGCCTGTGGAACACCTTTCTCTTGGGAGGATTATATCTGATTGCTATGGTACGACAAAGACTATACATTGAGGAATATGATTGGACGGTTGATGTGTTCTATTCTGTGGATAAATACTCTTATTTAAGAGCGATGTACAGACTGGAATACATTGGCTGTCCTTTTCATTTGCTGAACAGGATAACGGATAAGATAAAGACTGAAAAATACAATTACGGTGTAACGTATTCAAACGACAAGTGTACTGTAATTATTATCAGTCACAGTACATCTGATGAAGAATTTATGAATACACTGGAGCATGAAAAACAACACATGATTGGTCATATAATTGACTATTACGGCATAAAGCCTTCATCAGAAGAAGCCGGATACCTTGCAGGATATGTAGGTGCTTTATTTACAAAACCTATAAAAGACGAGATTTGCGATTGTTGTAAGAAAAAACTAAAATAAATCATTATGAAAAAGATTTTTATGGCTATGATTAGCGGAAAAAGCAAAGAAGAAGTATATGATATGCTTAACGATTCGGAAAAGGAAATCCTGTTCGGTATTGCTCAAAGCATGGGTATATCACGGGTAGAAAGAAGGAAAATGAAAAGAAAATACGAAAAGAGAAGATAGGCTAACTGCCTATCCTCTCTATTATCAGTTAAAACTTTGGTATAATTCAAGATTGTTGAAAACATAACACTCCTTATCCTTGACTTGCGGATACATGTAAGAGGGAATATTCGCTATCTTACGAGCATTACCCCAGTACGATGTCCAGTCCTTCACGTCAAACAGAAGTTGCGGGGTATCATAAAATAGGTTCAGTTCTCCTGTTGTTTGTACACCTTTATCCCATTTGCCTTCGTCACGGGCGATATATAGTTTAAAATTATTCATATAAGTTTTCTTTTCATAAGAGTGTTTTCTACTTCCATCCAATCAACAAACGGTCTGTTTGACAGGTTTACATCATATTTCAACGGACATCCCAATGCCGCATCATCAATGTATATGTGACAATAAGGTTTGGGTGATAGTGTCCATGTATGCTGTTCAGGATTCTCGTTTATACCGAACAAGGGAATGTTGTTGTCCATAAACCATTGTACGGCTTCCGACAAATACTTTCCTCCCTGTTTGTGTATGTTGTAATCATCGGAAGTCACCTCATCAATGTCACTTCTCATGGTAAACAGGATAAGTCTGTGTCCGTTATCAACCAATTTTCTCAATACAGGCACGGCACCTATGTCCTTGCCGATTTTGGGAAAGTCGTGTGTCACGACTGTTCCGTCAAAGTCAATTCCTATAATAGCCATAATTTTATTGTTTTAAATCAAATACAAGCCAAATATCCGTAGGCGGATTCTGTCATATTACCATGTTTATTAACATGGTCTACAAAATCTTCCAAAGGAACGGCATCTATCTCATTCCTTGCTTTTACAATGGGAGCACCGCCACCAGTAATGCTTACTTGAACGGTATCCCACGAAACGTACTTCTGACATTCTTTGGTCAATTCACTTTCTATTACTGTTAAACAAGTAAAGGCGGCATTATATTGTCCTGCCAATTTTTCTATCTTATTCATATTTGTTCCTTAATGCCTTCAATTATAGCCTTCTTTAAATTAACAAATAAAGGTATTGCTGACATGCCCCCATTGTAATCCAACTGTCTTAAAGAGGGGACAACCTCTCCGTTATCATCAATCTCATAATCTGCAATATAGGCTAGCTTCTTCGCTTCTGGAACTAATATCCTTTCATTGTTCCTTTCATGAGCCATGACCGTTATACAGACTTTGCTTCCAATAGGGAATACTTGGTTGGATTCAATGTATTCCTTTTCCAACTGTTCCTTTTCTCCATTCAATTCTTTTAGCTTTAAATCAATGGCGTATCTTTTGTCTAAAAATTCTTCCTTATTCATCTTTTTTGTCATTCTAATTGATTCTAACGTACTTGCCTGCAATATCGCAGGTTCTCAATATTTCTGCATTATCCTCACCAAAAGCGATGAGAATACTGCCACAGCCAGGAGAATCCACACGAGTTCCGTCTGGACGGAAGAATCTGATTCGATTACGCAAGAATTTCATTGCCGTTGCCTTCTCGAATATCACATCCTGAAACATCTTTGAATCACAGCGATTGAAAAGTAAAGCAATGCCGTTTCCATGTTCTGCCATCCGTTTAACGAAACATTCTATAAGAGGACGGGAATAAGGTGGGTTCAACCAAACACGACCTGTCCATTCCTGTTTTAATCCATCGTCATTTTTGTTGTACATGACATTTGCCGTTTTATATAGGGGGGGCTACTGGGGCACATGGGTCTAAATCAAATTCACCTAATGCGTCTATAATTTCTTTCGGTGTGTACCATTCATCGGTACTATTAGCCGATTTTTCAAAAGTTGTATTCATTTCTTCCCTGTTTTGAGCGTTATTTATTTCTCTTTTAACGAAACATTTCTATTACCACTTTATTTTCCGAGTTTCCATCATCAATATGTACATCAGTAAAATCAATGACAGAAAAATCATATAGATCAGGAACGTATTCAGTTTGATAATCTCCCGTATTCATTACGATATTTATTTCAGCATCCTTATTGACAACTAACATTAGTTCGTCAATCATGTCTTGGACAGTAATTATTCTTTTCATCATTGTTTATATGGGTTTTACAAAGCCGCCCAAGGCTCATATTTATATCAATTTTAATGCTTCCTGTAAACCAGCTTCAAGTGCGTCTTCGTAGACATCCCATTTACCACCATCATTAGGTCCTTCATAAACAGAACTGGTTATATGAGTTCCATTGTCAGCTTTAGATATTTCGTATCCATAGCCACAAGCACAGTTATATACACATATATGAATATTTTTGGTTTCACGTAACCACTTCTGGGCAACGGATTGAGTAGGGCAAGAATAAAATGATTTAGGTAAATCCTTACTAGTTCTAAATATGGTTTCCATCATTATACCCTTATGATTAATAATATCTTTGCAATACTCATTAAATCCTTTCTCTTTCAGCAACTTCGCTGTTTCTAATGTTACAAGTTCTTCGGTCATAATTTTATTCTCCTTTCAATTTCTTTATTAGCGCATCAGCGAAACCAAGGCTCCATTCTACTGTCATATTTAAACTAGCATTCATTACCTGTTCATGTGAATTGCTGCAAAATCCTTGCATGGCAGCTTTCGCTAGTTCATATCGCCTCTGTTCCCAGTCGATAGCTGAAAAATCAAGTTCGCATTCTCTGTAAACCATGTTATCACATACATATAAATAATCTTTGCTATGTTGAGAGTTGATATTTAATTGGGGAGTTACATCTACCAAAACTACTGTTGATTTCATATTTAATCGAAATACATTACTTTCTTACCTATACATACCTTGAACCTTGAAAGAGATTCACTATATTGTGTAATATTATTGGGATTATATTTGTTAACAAAACATCCAGTACGTTTATGGTATCTGACACAAGCATTTTCAGGAGATTTAGCCAATATTTCTTTCTCATCGCTAAAACTAAAAAGTAAATTATCTCTGTATGATACCTTATACCACTTTACTTGGCTTCTTATCTTTTTAAAATACTTTGCTTTCATTGTTCCTCCTTTATTTTAAAATGTTCAATCAATTCGTCTACGGTAGCCTTGTGATAACGTCCTGAAATAATGGTTGCATTATCCCAATTTTCATCCCAAAAGAAGAAGCTACCTTTAGGTTCTATGAAATAATGGTCATTACCAATAGAATCGCCATAAGAAACGCTAAGAATGGAATCTGCTATAAACCACTGCATGTAGTTACTATCATCCCTCAATGCAGCGATAGCTAGGAAAAGTTCTTCATTCGTTCCGCAATCAACACTTCCACGTTTTTTCAAAGGATGCCCATTTCTTATCACATGATTCTTTTGGGATAGTAAAAAGAATATTCCATTATTACACATAATAAAATCATACTTGTTATCATCATCTGCATAATATTTAGGCTTACCATGTGAATACCCCAATTCTTCCAGTCCTCTCCGAAGTTCCTGTGTATTTTTGCGTATAAAACACTGTGTTGTAAATCCCATAATTATTCCTCCTTATCTATCTTAATATCAGTTACTTTTCCACGATTGACAAAGCACTGGTCCATGTTTGGGTTTTCATAAGCTATATCGCAAATGATTTCTGAACTATCATCACACTCATTTTGCAATGAGCACTCATCACATATTCCAACACACAATTCATGCAACACTCCGTCTATTATTATTCCGTTCTTTATTTCCATATTCAATCTCCTTTCTCTTTAATTCGTTCAAGTACATCCCTGTTGGCTTCGAGTATCTCATCGAAAGAGGGGATAGGAAGCCATGCTTTTATTACGCCTTCATCGTAGAACAGGTGAGAATATTCTCCGAGTTCTGCAAACTTATTCCATTTTTTAAAGAAATAAACTTTCTCAACAACAGCACCATCAGTAATAAAGTAATATCCACTCTCTTCCGGCAACCGTTCTTCCACGCTTATCCAAGGCGATTGCTTCGACTGCCATTCGGCACCAGAAATAAAGTCAACAATGCAGTACGGTTCACAATGACGCTGCCTGTTTCTGCAATCATTGGAATATTTTTTTGCCGCTTCTTCTACTGTCTGTTTCATATATCTCCTTTCCACCTATCCTAGCAGCATATACATTACTACTAGGAATAGGTAATAAATTGTTGTTTTACTCATTACTCATTTGTTTTGAACCATTTTCCTGATGTCAGGTAAATGGTAATTATTACCAATTAAATTCTAATTGTATTATCATCAAGCTATTAATCAACCTCTATAATCTGATATCTCCCTTTTTTGATGTAAATCTTATGGTTGTAATAATCCTTGATTACTGCATATCCAGACTGGGGCCTAATATTACCTGTTAAATCTTCAACATAAGAATTTTCGTAGGCTTCCACTGTTGCGCTGTCGTAGGCTTTCACTGTTGCGCTGTCGTAGGCTTTCACTGTTGCGCTGTCGTAGGCTTCCACTGTTGCGCTGTCGCAGGCTTTCACTGTTGCGCTGTCGTAGGCTTTCACTGTTGCGCTGCCGTAGGCTTCCACTGTTGCGCTGTCGTAGGCTTTCACTGTTGCGCTGTCGTAGGCTTCCACTGTTGCGCTGTCGCAGGCTTTCACTG